TTACCGCTTCCCATAAGGTATTTCTCTCACTAAAAAGAATATTAGGAAACTTTGTAAGATAAAAATTATAAACATCAGTGCTATTGAATACCGGTTCAACGCTATTTCTAATAAAGTTTATTATGTCAGTTCTATTTGTAAACTTAAAGTTAAGAGTTTTTTCACCTTCTTCTTTATAGATATAACCGTCGTCTGCAAAAACATTTACAGAACTGTATTTTCCACTTGCATCTATAATATCAAAATTTCTAGAAACTCCACTGGATGTTCTATTAATTGCTTTTACTTTTAGAATATTCTGCGAACTGGATAGTGGTGCTAGATTATAATCCTCACCAGTAACCATTCTATTTTGTGTATAATACTGTGCCGGTGCATTTCTTCTAATTGTATCAACGGACTCAGTAGCCGAAGCAGAAGTAACGCTGTATTGTAATCCCATTCCTATTGTAAGTGTATGAGCAACTCCTGCCTTGTTGGTATAACTTACGTTGATGCTAATACCTTTCATTTCGTTAGGAGCAATTACATAATTTAAACCATTACTGACTCTGTAGTAGGTTCTAAAAGATCCCTGTGGTAAATTTCCATACACACCATCGGCGAAAACTAAATCCACCGTATCGTTTTGTTTTGTTGCGACCGAATAGATGTTTTTAATATTACCTATTAAACTGTTATAGGCAATGTTATTACCTGTTAGCGTTGAAACCTGTGTCCACTGTTCTTGCTGTGCGCCAAGCGAGTTTAATTTAAATAACCAAACGTCATCATTATTAATATTCTGGCTTTCAACTGCTACCGTTTCATTTGTGGTAGGTGTTTGAATTGTAAAGTCAGCAAGTTCTAAACTTCCCTGCTTGAACATTAGATAGAAACCTGTATTGGCACTTCCTGCTCCCTGTCCATCCTGTCTGTAGACAAAACCTAATTGGTTGCCTGGAGTTGGTGCTTCTTCATAAATTTCTTCTGCATCCTTAAATGATGTGCTTACCAGTTCAAAGGACATTGATCTTCCTGCTACTGATTTTGAAAATGTGTATAAAGGAACATCAGTGGTTGTTGTTCTAAATCTGTATTGTTCTGTTGGAATTCCCTGAATGGTTGCAGAACCTTGGCTTCTTCCAAACTCAGTGTTGTCAGACATTGCTGTGTTTAGAATTAATATAAACTGTTCTGCCCAGTTTGAGTTTGAAGGATCATTCCATCTAACTGTTTGCTGTGATAGATCTCTACCATTGCTATCAGTAATGCTTTCAGTTGTTGAAACTGAAGTAAATTTTAATAGGCCCTGTGCAGCAATATTACGCTTTGCATTGTATGAAAGCATTCTTGCAATTCTTAAAACACTTTCCTTCTTTTCTGCTAATTCAATAAAATTTTCTCTGCTGGCTAAATCAATCCTAAATGACAGGCTCTGTCCCAGGAAGGCGACAGCATCTATGAGCGCAAGATATTCAGAACTTTCAATGTAATCGTTAAAATCTTCTGGATAGTTTTCACGCAGATATGTAATGATAACCCTGCGTAAATTTTCAAAATCGTAGGACTTGAAATCCGCATTTTTAAAGGTTTGATATATGCGTTTCCAGTCTTCGTTGAGTATTAAATTAGTCTGTCTATCAGTTGTGCTCATTTGCTAATCCTATTGTAATATTTAGCACTATTCATTAACTGCTTACTTTATAACCGAGTTATTTCTGTCAAAGTCAAAGGTCATTCTTTCATTAACATTGAAAGGAATGTATACTATATCTGCTTGAATTCTCATGCCCTGTTCAGTGCTATCTACCTGGACACTGTTTACCGCAATCCTAGGATCGTAGTTTATTATGGTTTCCACATCCTTGCTTATCATGGTTTTAACTTCTTCAGTAAACTGTTCAAATATCATGTCCCAAATAATCGTTCCAAACTCAGGATTTTCTAACTTTTCACCCTTTCTAATATAGAAATGATTGATAATGTCCTGTTTGACTAGGTCGAGATCATACAGTTTAAATCCTTTCGCTGATTCAGAAGAACTAAATCCTTTGTATGTAAAAGAACTTGTTCCCTTATCTCCGACTGATGCTTTGTTAACAGCAACCTTTGTTTGATTGTATAGTTTGTTGCTCATGTTACTCCTCCGTTCCTATTTCCCTATCTGTAAATGTTGGTGTCTGGAACGCAGGTGAATTGTTTTCGTGTTGCGCCCAAGGCTCGTGCATAGGAATTCTTTTCATTATAGATTTAATAGATCCAGCCTGATATTGTGACATTGCCCAGCCTGCATCTGTATTTGTGTAAATGTTTTGATGAATGGATAGACCCGCAATAGTTTTTGCACTATCCGCAGTCCTAGCATCCGGACCATTCATGTGTATCTGTGAGGCAGTTTCAATGTGCTGCCCTGTGCTTAAAATTTCTGTGTTAGCACCAGCAGTAAGAGAAGTTCTCAACCCTGTCTTGACATCAAGATTAATTGCCTGTTCTATTCTCGTATTTCCTATCACATTAATATCCAAATCGCCAGCGACTAATACATCCTCTGAATTTTTATAACTTCTTGTTTCAATCTTACCATTTGCACCTATCAACAGGTTCATGTTAAAAGCACTTTCAAATTGTATTCTGCCCGCTTCTTGATTACCAGCGGTATTAATTTTAGGAAGAGGATTTCCTTGGTCATCCATTCTATGTGCATTTTCCTTGCTGTCATATTCGGCAGTTGCTTTCATGCTTATGTTTCTTCCTGCTTCAAGATTAATATCTCTATCTGCCTTGATGTTTAGATCAGTTTCGGTATGAATGCTAATGCTATCCGCTGAATAGATATCAATCTTTCCATTACTTGTAAGTTCTAACCAAGCAGAGCCTTTAGAATTTCCTATGTAGATTAAATCTTCAGAATTATGAAGAAGAATCTGATGTCCTGTTCTTGTTCGTAATCTCGTGTATTCATTTACAGGAATAGTCGGACTGCCTTTTTTATTTGTTTTTTCACCAGTTCCAACAATTTCCTTATTCAATACATCCACGTATTCAACAGGACCTTCACCAGCAGGTGTTGTTCTAAGATATCTATCGTCTCCATCATCAATTACAAATTGTGATCCGCCTAGTCTGCTTACTGGAACACCAGACAACGATTGATTATCTGCTGCACCGATATTCATTCTCTTGGATCCGTCTCTCCAGTCCAATGGTCCTGGTGTGCTAATTCCAAAAACGGCATTAGGTGTTGAGCGCCTTGCCGTTGATGTTGACGTTCCTCGAATTGTATCTTCTAACGTTCCTTGCTCCAAGAAATGATCAGCAATTGGATGAACGGGTTTCTTGATTAGTTCCGCATTCTTTTCGTTATCCTGAGAATTAAATCTTTTGTTTATTTCTCCTACGGGCAAAGGCTGTTTTGTATTATATTTTTTCTTATCAGCATCTGTTAAATCTACTTCTGTGGTTGCTCCTATGGCGGGAACCATGTGGTTAGCAAAACTAGGTGGCAAACAAGCAAACCAATACCCCTCTCCTGGATCTCCATCCACAAACACACACATTACAGTTACACCAACGTCCGGTGGAACAAACCACATTCCATATGATTTTTGTGTGTCATTAAAATCTGTATTATTTCTACCCATTGCTTCAAATGGGGTATAACCAAAGAATGGTGATGCATAGTTTACAATATATGATTGTCTATCAGAACCTATGTCATTTCCTTGATCCTTGAGCAGTGTAACTTTTAGTCTACCATTGAATGTAGTATCCATTACACTAACAACCTTGGCGAGATATACACCCGTTCCAAGCGAAATGCCTAAGGATTCTTTTCTAGGAGTTCTTCTTTGTATTGCCATTTAAATCTTATCCTTATGGTCCATCAATATCAATATTAAGACCACTCACACTACCGTCTGTTTCATTTCCTTGTGTTCCCGCAGGAATGGTGTCAGTTGCTGATGAACTTGTTTTTTCCGAAGGATTATCCTTGGGTTTAGATTCACCACCAATTTTAACTTGTGTTGATGTTTGTTTGTTAACCGTTGTTGTTTTGCCGTCAAAGTCTTGAGGCTGTGCTTGCATTCTAACGCACTGCAAGGTCTGTGTAAATTTACCACTTTCAAAATGGCTGATGCACTTATACACTCTGTATACTCCACTAAAAGGACTTTCCTTATCCTTGTAGGAAAATTCTATCAAGCCTCTTTTTGTGTTGATATCCGCAGGCGTTCTAAAACTTATGTAGATATAGATATCGCTACCTTCGTAGTTCATTGTGCCATCTTCTGTCAACTGGCTCGAAGTGTCGGATTCCTTCGCAAAATAATTTGATAAGCCGCTATCAACTAACCAGAACGTATCACCAACAATATCTAAATCTACCTTTACCAAGTCAGCACTGGTAACATTTATAAATGCATTCTGAAAATTTTCTGCTACCTTTTGTTCTACATTTGTTGAACCGGAACCGCCCTTCATCATGGAAAACATTCCAGGATCTTTCTTGATCTTACTCTTACCAAGATTGGCAGTTTGTGCTTTCTTTTCTTCACCTTCCTGCGTTTTTACTTCCTTGGCTGTTTGTTCCTTGACACCCTTGTTATCCATGTTCTGTTCATTTTTAGTTTTTGATTCCGTTGCAGGATTCGCTCCTGAATAGAACAAATAGTCAATTTTAATTTCAAAATTTAGAACGTCAACATTTTGCCCTGTGTAGATATAATCATATCTCTTTACAATTTTTCTTTCTAATTCTGCTAGGCCAGGCGGAACTGCATTTGGATTTCCAAACACACTAGAATGGACCTTGAAAGGAACAACTCTAAAGGTATATTTTTTTGCAAAATCACCAATTAGATCATCGTATTCTAAAAATTCTACCTGAACGTCAATCTTAAACCAGTTTATAAAACCGTCTGCTGTTAGAGATTCTTGCGTTGCTTTTTTGGCATACGTCGAACTAAGAATAACTTGCGTGATGATATCTGTTAATTTTTGACTCTGCATAAAATGGAAGGATCTTGCCTTTTCATCTATCTGCATCACACCGCGCTTAACTCTTCCTGTTTCTTCATCGATAACATCCTTTTCATCCTTGAATGGAAAGTTACCGCCTTCGCCCACATCAAATCCAAAATCTGATTTTGCGATTGCATTATTACCAATGTTCTTGTTTGTTGTGTTTAACTTTTTACCACTACTAACAGAACGTCCAGGAGGTCCACCCGGAGTAACAGTTGCTCCTTGATCCGATTGGGTGTTATCGCTTCCTTCATGAGAAATAAAATCACTGGAAGATTCCGGAAACTGTATTTCGTAAATGTCCTTAATTTTATACTTGCCTTCGTTAACCAGTTGCTGCTCGTTGTCATTCAAAAGTTTTACAAGACTCTTCTGTCCTGTTGCTAGAACATCTCTCACTGTTCCTCTTTCATCAGGATCTAGAGCAGTATCTGTTGATGAATCTGTTGTTGCCTGAATGTTTATGTCAGTCCAGGCAGTATCAACAGTATCTGCATAACCTTGGTGATTGAAAGGATATGCTTCAACCGCATACTTACTTCCGGTCTCATCGACATTGAATGTAACTTTTTTTAATTTAACAACAAAAAATTTGGGTTTAATTGTTTTGATAACCTTACCATCTTCGCCATATCCAACTAGATCTAATTTTAATAGGAAAGGCGAATCGAGATAGTTTACATATCCTGCTTTAATTGCCGCAACCTGTAAGGTCTGCAATAATAATCCCATGCTGTAAGGTTCCATGATATCAAATGTAAATGATATAGCATTCTGGTTTCCAGTTTTAGTATTGGCAGCAACAACTGAAGTCATTTCAAAATTGTCTATGTAGTATTCCGGTGTTCCGAAAGCCGTTGCGGTTCTGTATTGATCTCCTCTACCAGCACTTGAAAAAATTATTCCGCTTTCCAGTGTTGTTGTTTTTTCTCCTTCGAATCCTCCATCGTCATCAACAAATTTTGTTTTAACATCAAACGATTGACCTCCAAAGGATAATCCATTTGCATTCCTATAAGAAAGAGGATTATTAAATTGCTGCGGTGTAAGAACCGCCAGCGTCCATAAAGGAGAATAGGAAGCAAAAGTTTCTAATGGATTCCGTATGATGTTTTCTAGATTTGATCCTGCCACTCCGCTTGTTGATGCGTTGGTATCAGGCTTTATGGTTGACTTACCGTTTACAATTTCATTAACGGCCTTATCGCTTTCACTCTTAGATAGGTCGACTATTCCCTGGGGTATTGCTGTTTCTGCTTTAGTAATTTGATTGGGAGAGCCGTCAGGCTTTTTATTTTGGTATCTATCTAATTGTTCCTGCGTTCCGTATATTCTTACCGTTCCGCCACGCTTCTGCACGTCAATATAAGACTGTGTTCTGTCTATATTTCTGCTTCTCGTATCTAATCGACCGGATGCGGTTTCTACTAGTCTGCGTTCAATGAATTCGGCTTCAGCCACGTTAAACTCCTAAATATCTATTTAAATTAGATTTCTTAGGAATATAAATTTTTGTTCCTGGCTCGAAATCAAAGATTGGATCGCTGATTGTTTCCATGTTTCTTTGAACAAACACCCACCATAGTTTAGGATCACCATAAAGATCATAGGCCAACAAATCTGGTCTGTGCTTATATTGATTTTCTATGGTATAAAGATAATCATCCTTTTCAGCAGGAACTGGTCTGATGTTGAGCAGTTCCATGTATAGATTATTTTGCTTGGTTGTTGCCCACGGTGAAGATTGACTGTATGTTGCCATATTAAATGTATCCTTGTCCTGTTGGTGTCTTTAATGATCCTTTTGCATAATCCTGTAGGCTGAACTGTCTTAGGTTTCTTCTGTTGTATACAGGAGTTAGCATTACGGTTATGCTACTAATGATAGGCACCCACGTTGCACTTCCGGTCAATGAACATTTAACATAGTTCACATCCTCTGGTAAATCAACCGAAAAACTTTTTATAACAACAGGAACATTGTCAAAAACATTTGCGCCGTAACCATTTAATATACATATTACCGGAGGTGCGCCAACATTTGCTCCTTTACCAAAGAACATTTTTGTTGCTGTTCTAAAGAAAGTTGTTGCGGCAATCCAATATTCAGCATCCATTTCTGTTTCAGCGGTAAACTTGCCGGTAATCGATATGTCATCTACCTGGCTGTTTTTGTATGCCTGGAATGGATAGTTATTATGAACTGGATCTATCGAAGAATAATTTGCCTTGGTTGAAAATGTCACCTGTGGTTGATAAGGAAATACCACACCGCCATTTTTAAATCTAGAAAAAAGAGGACTGCCAAAAATGCTCCAATCACAATTTATTCTTACACGCCAATCATTTCCTGTTTGTGGCGATAATTGTATTGGAGATCCGGACTGTTCAAATAATTCACCATCCTTGGGTAAATTTTCTCCTCTCTTGAGACTAAGGAAATCATTAAGTGCACCAGCGGCCTTGGAAATATCTTTAGCGACTGATTTAAAACCGCCTGCTAGGCTTCCACCTGTTAAATCACTCAAGGAAGATGTTATATCGGATCCGGTTAATGCACCGGCTGCGGCTCCTCCTATTGATTTAATTTTATCTCCTATCGCTGTTGCGCCTGCTGCTGCGGCTCCAATATTGCCTGTGTTAGCAGCCAAGGATGTAATTGAGTCAGCACCAACCTGTGAAGAGATCACCGACGATGCCTTGCCCATTGCCGTTCCTGCATCAGCAATAAGACCTTCCGCCGTTGCTTGGTTTAAACCACTTCCAATAGCACCACCGAACTTTCCAACCGTTTCATCTATCTTTGCTTTTTCCAAAGCGTTTTCAATTTGAGGAACAGATGCTTCGGCGGCCTGTATCGCTTCTGTGGTTGCTGTTGTTATTTTAGCAACTAATGTTGAAAGAGGGTTTATGCTTAACATTTTGGTAAAATTTCCTTATCTTTACTCTATTTATTTCTTTCATTATATGCTATTATAATAAATATTAGGAGAACGTTCACAAATTATGAAAAAAATCAAATATCTTACAAACAAGGACCTATTGGCAGAAATACACCGCAGTAAAAATACATTTTGCTCCTATGTAGACCCTGAATATCATCAATATGATGTAATACTGCCAAGTCTAGAAAAAATCAACATAAGAACCATTGCAGAAGCGAAAAGAAATCGTGCTGCAAGGATCGCAAAACAAAACCACGAAGCAGCCGTAGAAGCGGCTGGTAAAAAGATTCCAGCAAAACAGTTTGAAATTGATTATCGAAAGATGCAGAAAGAAGACTTGGTCTTTCGAATTATGACTTTCGAACACATTCCAGAGGACCTAACACGCAAGAAAACAAAGAAAACTGTTGCTGATAGGCACGTTAAGGTTAACTTTCCACCATTCCAGCATTGGAAGTTTGATGAAAAGGACAATCTTATATGCGTGGGCAAGAGCCATTGGGAAGGTGGAATGGAAAATGGTTTCTTCAATCCCAAGGCGGGCAAGGCAACAGATGATCTTGCAAGAATGTGGATGAAACTGTGTGATCGTTATGCTACCCGTGGCAATGTCCGCGGTTATACCTATAACGATGAAATGAAAGGACAAGCAATACTGCAACTTGCACAAATTGGTTTGCAGTTTGATGAATCAAAATCACAGAATCCATTTGCCTATTACACTGCGGCTGTAACCAATTCATTCGTTCGTATTATTAATATTGAAAAACGCAATCAAAATATTCGTGATGACATATTGGAAATGAATGGAATGAATCCAAGTTGGACTCGGCAGGAACAGGGTCGCGACAATGGGTTACAATATCCGCGCGGTGAAACGAAAAAAGAAGACTCTTGACAAATATCAAAACATCCATTACAATATAGTAAGGAGTAAAAATGCCGTTATTTAAAAAAGCAGCCTGCTTTACAGACATTCATTTTGGAATGAAGAGTGGAAGCAGGACACACAACATTGATTGTGAAGAATTTGTAAAATGGTTTTGCGAAGAAGCAAAAGCCGCTGGTGCTGAGACCTGTATCTTTTTAGGAGACTGGCACCATAACCGTGCGACTACTGATGTTAGCACAATGAATTACACAGTTTCCAATCTAGAAAGACTAAACGAAACCTTTGAAAAAACCTACTTCATGGTTGGTAACCATGATTTATTCTACAAGGACAAGCGTGAAATTAACTCCATTGAGTTTATGCGACTGTTTCCTAACATCGTTCCAATCACAGAACAACTAACAGAAGGTGAAGTAACACTGCTTCCTTGGTTAGTGGGAGATGAGTGGAAGGAAGTTAAGAATATTCAAAGCAGGTATGTGTTTGGTCACTTCGAACTACCATACTTTAAGATGAATGCAATGGTTGAAATGCCGGATCATGGAGAATTGCAGCCGGATCATTTTGTAAATCAGGAGTATGTGTTTAGTGGACATTTCCATAAACGCCAAACCAAAGGCAATGTAACATACATTGGTAATGCATTTCCGCACAACTATGCAGATGCATGGGACGATGATCGCGGAATGATGTTGCTTGAATGGGGCGGAAAGCCTGAATTCAAAACATGGGAAGGACAACCTGTATACAGAACTTTTAAACTTTCACAATTGTTAGACAAACCAGAAGATCATCTAAAAGAAAAGATGCATGCTCGTGTAACAATTGATGTTCAAATTACATTTGAAGAAGCAAACTTTATTAAGGAACAGTTTATTCCGCAATTCAAACTGCGTGAACTAATGTTGATTCCAGAAAAGGTAGAAGTGGAATCAAATGTTGATCCTATTGACCTTTCATTCGAAAGCGTTGATACAATCGTATTGAATCAGATTGAACAACTAGATAGCGAAACGTATGACAAGCGTATGCTGACGGAGATTTATCGAGATCTATGATAAAAATTAAAAATATTACAGTCAAAAACTTTATGAGCGTGGGCAATCAAACCCAGGCCATTGACTTTGACAAAGGCGAACTTACTCTAGTTTTAGGTGAAAACCTAGACTTAGGCGGAGATGATAGCGGTTCCAGAAACGGCACTGGTAAAACCACTATCGTCAATGCTCTAAGTTATGCAATTTATGGCAACGCCCTTACAAATATCAAGAGAGATAATCTTATTAACAAGATTAACGGCAAGGGCATGCTGGTTACCATTGACTTTGAAAAGGATGGTATTGAATATTCCATCCATAGAGGAAGAAAACCCAACGTATTAAAATTCGCAGTTAATGGAACTGAACAGGAACCTACTGATAATGACGAAGCGCAGGGTGATAGCAGAGAAACACAAAAGGCCATTGAAGATTTATTTGGCATGAGTCATGATATGTTCAAGCACATTCTTGCACTGAACACTTATACTGAACCATTCCTTTCCATGAAGAACAACGATCAAAGGATGATCATTGAACAACTGCTTGGTATCACGCTGCTTTCTGAAAAGGCAGACGGCCTTAAAGAAAAGATGCGTGAAAATCGAGATGCGATTAACGCAGAAAACACAAGAATTGAAACTGTCAAGGCAAGCAATGAAAGAATACAACAGAATATCGAAAGCCTTGAACGCAAACAGCGACTGTGGGAAGATAGCAAACAACAAACTATTAAAGAATTAGAAAAAAACATTGCTGTCTTGGAAAAAATTGACATTGAAGCAGAAATTGAAGCACACAAGTGTTGGGAAACCTTCAACGACAAGAAAAGAAAACTGGAAGAAGCACAGCGTTGGATGGCATCAATTACTGCCGATAATGAAAAGCAGGAAAAATTAATTGTCAAACTGGACAAGGAAGTTGATCTGTTAAAGGAACACAAGTGCCATACCTGCGGACAGGAACTACATGATGCGCAACAGGAAGAAATTTTAAAAAACAAGGAAGAACAAAAACAAGAAGCGGCTCTGCATATCCTAACCAACGAAACACAATACGCAGAACACTCAAAAGTTGTAAGTGATATCGGAGAACTAGAAAATTGTCCAGTAACACAGTATGATAGTGTTGAAGAAGCATACAACCACAGGAATACTGTTGAGAGTTTACAGAAGGAACTAGGACAGAAAAAAGAAGAAACTAATCCTTATGCGGAACAAATAGATGATCTTAAGGAAACTGCACTACAGGAAGTGAGTTTTGACGCACTGAATGAACTTACAAAGGTAAAGGATCATCAGGATTTCCTATACAAACTTCTTACAAACAAGGATTCTTTTGTGCGTAAGAAGATCATCGAACAGAACCTAGCATATCTAAATCAACGCTTAACTTACTACTTGGCAAAGGTAGGATTACCGCACATTGTTGAGTTTCAGAACGATTTAACGGTGATTATTACACAACTAGGACAGGACTTAGACTTTGATAATCTCAGTAGAGGTGAACGAAATAGGCTCATTTTAAGTCTAAGTTGGGCATTCCGTGACGTTTGGGAATCATTATATCACGGCATTAATTTACTGTTTATCGACGAACTTGTAGATAGTGGTATGGATAGTGCTGGTGTTGAGAGTTCAATCGCAATTCTCAAGAAGATGACACGTGAAAGAGAC